ATTTCATCGCACTTCATGCAACCGCATTCAATAGCGTCAGCAAACTCAGTTGATTTTTTCTCCAACTTTGCGCTTATATCAATGTACAAATCTGCCATTCTTGACATGTGAGGCCCTTTCCTAAGTACCACCAATCGGTGATGGTATTAGGATACACAACTTGCACGACTTGCACAATATGCACAACAATCGGCGTGTCTAACGCTCTAGCAAAATGGTGTAAATGTGGTCTAGGCGTTGCTCAAGCCTGTTGACCTGCTCTTTTAGGCTTGCACCGTTGGCCTTTGGCCCGATTTCGGCCATGATTGACTTGACTATAAATCTGACGCCTCCATATAGCCCAGACAGGATGGCCATTACCCCTACACCAACGGCCACCCATGCCTGGACTCCCATCTTACTTTTTGCCGAATGTGATGCTTGAATCCTTTGGATCAATGGCACGCAATACCGGAGCGATAAAGCCTGCCACCAATGCGTTGACCAAAATCTTTGGATCCGTAATGCCGGACATATAAAGCGCGGCACAAGATGCCAACGCTGCACGAAGATACGACAAGACCGCCGCTTTGAGTTGTGAGTTCATTTGTGTTCTCCTTGTATTTTCTTAATCAATGCAGCCGCTTTGGTTGCATCAATGCTAATCTCGAAGTGCATTTCATCCTTGCGTGCGCGGTAATCACCGCCCCAAGACAGACCATATTTATGAGCCAACGCACGAATCATCGGCACTTTGTTTGTTTCAAATGTTCCAATCTGACCCAATGGATGTTGGCTCGCATTTAGATCAATGGCAGTACCGGAGGAATGATTGGAAAGTTTGTCTGTAGTGCCCCTGACCATCCTGAAACAATATCCCCAATCATCAAGTCCACCTTCATCTAATGGTTCTATCAACTCGTGAAACTCAGCTGCAAAACCAATCAGCAACGGTGCTACTTTTTCAGCGCACCTAAGTTTAAGCGTAGTGCCAGGCACGGCGTAAGACTTTATGCCTATCTCTGCAGGCTCTTTACTGACAGGCCAACCGTTGTAACTTGTCAGCATTTAGGCATTGGTATAAGTAACGCTAACCTCGCCGCCGTTAGCCATAAGGTTATAGGGCTGAAGTTCCACCCACCCCTCATTACAGCCACTAAAGCCTACGCCGTTGGCTTGCCCGTTCATACAGATTAAATTACTTGTACTCCAACCATCATCTGCCCCACTCCCCCCTGCAGACCACGCCACGCTACCCTGCAAGATGCAGATGCCGTCTTGATACCAGCGCATAGCACAAGTGATATTTGTGTCATCGGGTGTAAAACTTAGGCCCGTGCTGGCCCCTGATACTGCGCCTGCTTGTGCGCCATTAGATGCCTGGACTCTTAAATCGTATTTAGTTTCGTTACTGATATTGAACTGTACTGGTCCCATTTTAGCTCCTTTTAACTTAATAGTAGTTTTGCTTCATCGGCAGTAATACCCAGTTTGGCGAGTAGTGCGGCTTTATCGGCGGTGGTTTTATCAGGTAAAGGATTAGCAATCGCGGCTTCAATTTCGCCTTCTGTTTTCTTATCCTCTGTGTGCCACACAACATCGGCAATGTTATCGCCTGATAGTGACCATTCTTTAGCACCTAAATCTTCAAGTGCCTTGATTATTTCAGTATGAGTAGTCATTAGTAAATCTCCAAAACATTTAGATTGCTTCCATAATAACCAGCCGTATTGCTATAAATTGAGTTTGATATGCCACCATTAGATTTGATTTGAAGTTTTATTGTGTGAGATGAGGCGGCGAGATTAGTAACCACAAAAGAACCTGACCAAGTTGCCTCTGTGTTGATGTTTTGATATTTGAGACAATAAGTGGCAACGCCGTCGATTAGAATTTGAATCGCACTCTTATCACCTGCATTTGTGACTCCTAAAGAATAAGAAATAATCATTGTGTTAGTGGCGGAAGTTGGCGTGAAGGTAACCGTGTAACCTGTTGCATCAACAAAAGATGTTGATGAAGTTGTAAAAGTAGCAGCTGGATTGGCATATTGATTTCGTAAAGTCGAACCAGCAGCCGCCGCCGTTGCCCATTTCAAGCCAGTTGCGGCAGTTGAATCAGCCGTAAGAACTTGGTTATTTGTGCCTACTGCTAGACGGTCATTGACTGTCGAGTAGGTGTAGAGGTCTCCCTTTGTGGTTAACGGTGAATCGGCGGCATCTACTGCGAAGAATATCGCCGCGCTTGTTGTATTGAAGTACAGCGTGCCAGCATCGTATTGCTTCAACGCAAGCGTTGCGCTAGTGCTAACTGTTGCCGTGCCTGCCGTAATTGTTAAAACTCCAGCTCCGACATTTTGTATTTGGACTGTGTCACCAGCACTAAATAATGCCGTATTAACGGTGATGGTCGTAGCCCCTGCCGCGTTCATCTGCACTACGGTGCCAGCATCGGCGGCCACTAGGACATAAGAGGTGGTTTTAGCCGTAGTTGCTCCACCGCCGAGGGCTGTGGCCTGTAATGATGTCATCTGGCTAGCTGTTAAAACTTGCCCCGTCGTAAAGGTTTGTTTTGCCATTGTTCCTCCTTAGTAACTCAGCACACTGGTGTCAAGTATGCCACTGATTGTTGAATCTAGGATGAATCCATCAATGATGGGTTCAAGTGTCGTCATGACCACACGCCATGAATTAGGTGTGATCGCCATGCCTTTGCCAAAGACTTGCAAGGTTTTGGTCAATGTCGTTGTGCCAGGTTGCTTGGTTGTAATAGTTACAGGATCGAAATAATCCAAGTCCAATGCAGCGATAATGCCCGTGTTGTAGTTTGGCGTGTAAAGGTCTAATTCGATGGCATCACATCGCACGCTGGTTTCAGCATTAGAGGCCACGAAACTTTGGGCATAATTTAATGCCTCGGCTGTTGTCTGCATGAGCAAATTCTGTTGATTGTAGGAATGCAAGAAATATTTGGTCACGCTTGCCGAATTTGTAGCTGTTTGAACGGCAAGGCCAGTGGCAGTGATGTTGGCTTCATTATAGACCAGCAAGTCATTTGTGACCCACACGGCGTTGAAGTATGCAATGCCTGTGCCATCATCGTTGAAAACCGTTGGCACACCAGCAACACTTGAGGCCGTGACTGACCTATCTTGGAAAACGAAACTGCCCGATGCGTCCACATAGACAGCACCGAATTCAGTCGTCTCAATGGTCTGCAATGCTGCCAATGCAGTTCGTTGAGTTCCCGGATCAATTTGGCAAGTTGTCAGCCCGGCATCCACATCGCGTTGACTTGCTGGCCATGAAATAGCATCCAATAGATTATTGATGCGAGCACCTGTCAGCTGTCCGGCGCTTGTTCCAGCGACGGTTGCAATTTGTGCATTCTGTGCAAGTCTAAATGCATCAACGGCTTGAATGGTCGTCAATGCAACATCGCCTGTGCCCTGTTGCGGAATACTCGTGGAATAACTTGTGATGAAGCCCGAAAAGACAGGATAGGTCACTGATCCATAAGTGGCAGTTATCTGTACTTTGCGCATAGGAGTTAAAAGATTGTAATAAGGCCCGGCGGTGTTTTGAGGATTGAAATCCCCGTTGACATCAACAATGACCAGCGTAAGTGTGCCAGTTTGAAATTGATTGGTTTGAGCACTACGACCTCGCTTTGTCTCAATTTTATTGACCACATCTGAAACATCGACAATAATGGAAGTTGAATCAGCAAGGATGTTTGTGTCTAATATGCCTTGATCCAAAATCATCGCCTGGGCAAATGATGGCCCAGTGCTAAAATTTATGAAAGCGTTAATGACTGGAAGTGTCATACGGCAATCGTTCCTGTTGGCACTAGGGAATTGCCATAACGATTGTTTGTCAGTACGGCATCAGCAACGACTGCAATGAGGCCGCTAGTATTGTCGTTGATTGTAATAGTCACGGCATTGTCTTTGGTTGCTTTGTCGCTTCCAATATAAGTTGCCAATGCATCCGCAATGTCAATTGAGTTGATTGAATCTACAATTGCAGCGTAAGTCTCACCTGGAATAGTAGCTGCTAATGCATCGATGATTGCACTGACACTAGTTGCCTGGGCGTCGATGGCCTCTGCGGCAGCTTGTGTGGCATTTGTGGCGTCAAGAAAATCTGATGCAGTGGAACTAATGGCATCGATGATTGCTGGAATCGCGGCAATTGACCCAATTGAATCTGACTCAATAAATGTAGTAGCTGCATTCGTTGCCGCAATCAATGCGCTAATGTCACCTGGTGTTATGGCTGCTGCGGCTGCTGCGGCTGCTGCGGCTGCTGCGGCTGCTGCGGCATCTGCGGCTGCTTTGGCATCTGCTGCTGCTTTGGCTTTGGCTGCTAAATCCGCATCTGAACCAGGTATAATCGGTGCAGCACCGGCGTTGCTAAACCTCTCGCGTGAATATTCCAAAGCACTCAACCATTTGGTAATTCCAGTGGAAGCGCTCATTGCCTGGACTGCAAGATATTTCAACACATCGGCGGCATAAACTTCATTGGCCAGTTTATCTGCCTGTGCCTTGACCAACGCATCATTGGCCGCTTGTGCTGTTTTACCTGTTTCATCAAGAATGGCAATTTGAGCACGAATGCGTGCCTTAGTCTCTTCATCGGTTGCATTATTTAATGCGGCATTTAGGCCAATGCGTTCTAAATCAAACTTGGCTTTGAGTTTGTCCAGGGCAGCTTGATCTGCCTTCATCTGCGCTTCTTCTTTGGTTGTCTTGTTTTTTGCCGTTAATAGTGCAAGTTCATCTTTTTTGGCTTTGGCTAGTTTAATGGCTGCGGCTTTATCGGCTTCAGCCGTATATTTATTAGCAGCTGCGCCGCCATATTGTTGACGGCTGAGCATGTCTGCTTTGGCGTTGGCTTTGTTAAATTCATTCATTTGCGTGATTGGATTTGTGCCTTTGGTGTTATAAACAAAGAACCCAATTATTTTTGCAAGTCGTTCGACGCCAATGATTGCATCACTAATTCCGTTGGCAAAATCGTTAATGCCTTTGAGCGCACCATCAAATCCGTTGCCACCGTTTAACTCTGTAAGTGCTTGAACCAGACCTTTGCCAATACTCTCTTTGGCATTATTGGCTGCTACATTAAGTTTGTCCAATGATCCGGCATAAGTTTCGGCGGCAACGGTTGCCTGACCACCTGAAATCTTGGTGATTTGTTTAAGTATGTCCTCAAATTTCATGCCTGCCAATTGTGTCTTGCTAAGACCCAGACCGTATTTCATCAATCCACGCGTGTTGCCAGCGTATCCCTTTGATAAATCTCCAGTGACGCTAACTAAATCCAGACCACTCATCGCTGATAAATCAAGGGCAGTTTTCAATAGGTCTTGCGACTTACGCCAATCACCAGTGGTGGTCAATAATTTTTGATAGGCCGGTCTTAACTGGTCATCAAGCACACCAAATTGAGTCTCAAGATTTGCAATAAAGTCTTTGACGGCAGGATTGGCATAAGCAATGCCTAAATTGTCTAAGCTCTTAGCCAATACCCGTGCGGCCTTATCATCGGCTGCGAATGCTCTAACTGACGCCGCACCATAAGCCAATAGTTTTTGAGCAGCAAATAAACCAACAAACGATTTGCCCAATTTTGTCACTGATTTGTCAAACTTACTCAGTGATTTAGTAGCCTGATTAACACCTTTGGCATTGTAGGTTGAAACTATCGGGACTTGAATCATGCTAAGTCACCTCCAAAAGCTTTGCGTATATTCAAGCGCGTTTGCAATTGGCGTTCCGAATCAAGCACGGCGTTGGTAATCCCTCGGATGGCCTTGCCGTTATCCTTTTCCACTGCCCTAAATGCCAAGCGTCCATCATGGCGGCCTTTGATTTGTCGGTACTGATCATCTCTATCAATGGCATCAATAAATTGCTTGCCTGCCTTTGGATTGCGTGAATGCGAAACCTTGCGATCCGTTGGTGATGCCTTAGGCCCTCCCCAGGGCAGACCGTCTGGGTTTATGCGGCCAGCCGTCTCATAGATTGCTCCAGCTGCCGATTTATTTTGCAGCGCATATTCAGCTTTGAATCCTGTGCGTGTTGGCTTCATGCCACCGACTTTGGACACCAATCCGGCTTTGATTTCAGCCGTCTGGAATAATGGGAATGACCGGGTGCTAAATGCCGATGTTTGAGCTGTAATTGCTCTGCCTTTGGAATGTATTTGCCATCCAGACAAAGGCGAGTTGGCAGGCACAAATCCCTTAGCATCGCTAACCATAACTTTCAAAAATGAGCGTGCTTCACGATCTAAATTGCGCTTCAAGTCAGGTGCGAATTTGCGCAAGGCTTGCTTAGTTTCTACGAGTCCTTGCACGGTTACTGGCATCGTTTCGCTCCCTTGCCTTGTCCGTTAAAACTTGGATCACTGCCCTGAACATTCGTTCATCCATCTCTAGCACTTGCGTAGGGCTGATCTTAAGTTCCACCGCTAGTGAGGCCACTAGGTAAGTGAGACTGCCCCGTTCTATTTTTTTACAGGCTCGTCATCCATTACTTCAACTGAAATGAGAGTTTGCAAAAACTCTTCTCCAAATGGTGGGATAACTTCAATGCGTTGCAAAGCATTGTGACAAAGCCAGTAAATGTCCGACTGTTTCTCTTCGTCACGAAATTGCTTATGTATGCCTTTGCCCGTGTACTTCTCGAACGCTACTTCAACCACTGGAGTGATTTGTACAATCACTTCCCCAGAGGCCCTGGTGATCTTCAAGCGTGCCATGTCTTACTCCTTAGAATGCTACGGTTGGTGAAACAACGACGGTTGTATTGACTGTGAACGA